TTGACACGTGACGCGTTTGGGTCGGTTGGGGACGTGATTGGGGTTAACCCCGACGATTATCTTATAGATGATGATCAGTACAATATTGTTCTAATAGAGAAGAAGTCAATGAGACCACTTTACGCTGTAGAATATGGCGCAAACAACTAAACCAAAGGAGTTAACATGAAGACAAGTAAAACGATTAAGGCACTGGAGAGTAAACGAGATAAGTTAAAGCTATCAACCTTTAAACAAATTGAGTTGATTCAAGCAAGTCTCAACAAGGAATATAAAAAACAATTCTCAAAAGATAAGGACCTTACCAAGGCTATTGCAAGTGTTGAGTCAAGCAACGAATACGGTATTGACCAAGATGTATACCGATGGACCAGATTCGACGTGTCGACATACGCAAACTACATGGACGCTTTAAGAGCTCACCTGTCAGAGTTATGCATACAGGTTGACGCTGATCATGACGCATTACTCATGTATGAAGGAGACTGCCTCATTATTCAAGACGACGTGGGACGTGACAACGGAGTGTGGCTTAATCATAAGTGTGTGATTGACGAACGCGAATACAAAACAAACGACAACGAGATAGACGAGACCTTAAGGAATAGCCTGATTGAAGCATACATGGAAAAGACAGGATGTTTCCCTAGCGTTGTACGTATTGACCGGAATGGCAACGTGACCCCTGTAAAAACCCAAACCAAATAAGGAGACCTGTAACATGAGTTACCTAACTAAAGAACAGATTGAAAAGAAGTTGAAGCAAGTACACGCGAAACGAGTGAAGCAATTAATCAAGTGGGACCGTAAAGAATCAGCTGAACGCCTCAAGGTCAATAACGTGTCTTCGCTCAAGTGGATGCCACGCAAGGGAGTGTTTGCAATAACTAACCTAACCTTCAACCCTGATACAGGAACCGCACACTCATACCGATGGTATACCATTGCTAAGTTGTTCAAAGGTCAAATGATCTTAAACGACTATGCATATAGTCCCACAACGTCGAAGCACTACGGCAAGCTTATAAGACTATTCAAAGAGCTAGGTATTAAGTTCTCAACTATCAAGGCACCTAAAGGCCTTGACGATACGGAACGCGCTAGGAATGAGTCCCTGCTAGTCAACGCTCGTAACTTAGTCAAAGAGTTCCACTCAAGATGCTCTAAACTAAAGAAGCTGAACCCTAAAGTGCTCCGAGACTTCGCGTCTCAAGACATAGACACACTCAAACTCATGGGACAACGAGTAACTAATCTACACCTAGTAGACGCGTTAGCTGAAGCAGTGGGCGAACGTGAGTCAAGACTAGAACGCTCACGAGAACGAGCGCAACGAAGACGCGCCGAAGCTGAAGTGTGGGTTGATATCACGCCAAAACCACAGTTATCACTGGTAACCGAATAATTAATTAAACTAAGGAGGTTTATATGAGTAAAAAAAATAAAGTAACAGACAACGAGGTTATGGAGTATCTAGAAAAATGGAGAGACAACGAGGGCTATTCAGACCTGAACCTAATGCTAGACAGGGGATTAATCCACATGGCGGCTAGCATTATGTCGTCATCAGGTGCAATCGACCCGAGTCAACACCACGACAACAAAAAACACGCAGCAATAGAAAAGGAAATATTAAGACTGGGTAATTTAAGACGCGCGTACAAAATGGAGTCAAAATATTTTTTCAATACAGTGGAAATTTGGATTGACCCACGCACTAATGAACACGCTTTTGTCCCATACGGCGACATTGATTACTTTACCAGTCAAGACGACCTAATCCAAGACGGCTATAAGTTCGACTACGGTTATGATGTTAACGGTAAAGAATATTCAAAATCAGTATTGAGGAGTAAATAATCATGATCGTAAAACAAACCAGAGAGCAAAAAATCCACGCCGAGATAACCAAACTAATCGAGGTCCTCGAACCCATAGCCAAAAAGTATAAGCGCATTAGCATGGCAAAAGATGCCATGCGGGCCATTGACTGGAATGTATACACTAGTGATTCTCATGGAGGAGCGACCTCATGTAGTGTGTACATAAGGAATGGTGGCAGTACTGAATTTGTGCAAGTTTACGAATACGGCAAACAATATGCAACGCTCTCGGACCTAGTTGCCATGCTTAAGGACCAGTTACCACGCTATAGAGACAGTGAACCCACTATTTATATATCCCCACTGTGCAAGTTCATCGACTCCGCTGTAGGTGCGGATGTTGAGTGTACCGTTGAGGACTTCATTCAACGCAAAGTGCTCACGATAGACGCGCTCACGCGTGCAATTGAATTTGTGCGGAGACTCGACGACTGTAAAGACTCAAGGCATGACCAGTTCGATGCGCCTAAACAAAATGAGGACTAAACCAATGACGATAACCGAGTGGAAGTTGATGGCTGTTCTCATGATCATTCAAGCAATTATTATAATTGCATCACAGAACTGAGGCATGCGTGACTAATGACACATTTAAACATAGAGGCATTTTTGGGATACTGAAAACGCTGACTGGAACGGATGAAGAGATGATTACTAAACTATTATCGTTTAAAAGAAAAACAACTAGACAGGATGATATAAAGAACACTGTTTACGATAACAATGACAGGCACCCAGACCTTGATAAACCACTAAACCAGTACAACCTAGTCAAGGCTGGTCGGCTGTATTTCAAGTATGTAGAACGCTCTTGGATTGCAAACTTAACCAGCATCGATGGTCTGGAACTCATGTGGGAACTTGACGCGATTAAGGTGCTCACTCCTGTAATGGTCCAATACAGAACAACACTTGGAGACATGATAGGTTATCCACAGCTGTATGTGATCATGCATAGAGACCCGACAGGGCATGAGATAGAAGAGGCGTTTCTGAGAATTGCAGCAAGTAGAGGCACAAATAAAGAGGAGCTACTTAATCAACGAAGAAAGTTAAGGATGTAATTTATGAGAACTAAACTAATGCTATGTATTTTATCACTGTCACTATTCACGCAAGGATGCTCGTCCATCCCTAAGCGCCAAATGATCACCGAGTGCGCTGCGGCTAACACTGAAGAGAAGGGTGATGTGTGTGAGAAGTATCTGGATAAGCTTTACGCAGAGCAAGACTGGGACACAATCAACACGATTAGGGAACAGGCTTGCACGGTGAGACGGTCTGCATATGCGTGTGTGCAAAACAGTGAGGGTGCAATGCAGATGCAAAATCAATACTTGGCTTTGACCCAGTTACGGTTTGCCTGTTGGGAGCTTAAAGACAAACTTGCTTGCACCTTAATTGAGGACATAAAGCATGGCATGGAGATGCAAGCCAAACGTGGTTATCCTGTAATAAACCCAGTGCAATTCACATACCCTGATAACAACGGCGCGTGGACAGGGCTTGCAAACATGGTAAACCAAATCAATACGCCAAAGACTGCGCCAATGCCACAGATGGCACCGACCATTAACATTAAGATGGAGAGATAGGGCTTGCCGTTTTGAGGTCACGACTATAAGTAATAATGACAGTTAACAACTTGAGAGGGGTGACAGATGTCATTATTAAGCAAAGTAAAAACAGGTAAACTTAAAGAGCCTGTTTTGGTTTTAATCCATGGAGTTGAGGGGGTTGGTAAGACAACCTTTGGGGCAGAGGCACCGAACTCAATCATCTTAGGACCAGAAAAGGGCAGTTCGTGGCTAGACGTTGCAAGGTTCCCAGAGGTGCGCTCATTCCAAGAGGCAAGAGACGCGATTAAGGAACTCACAATGGAGCGACATGATTACCAGAGCCTTGTGATTGACAGCCTTGACTGGCTTGAACCTCTCGTTGAGAGGGCTGTCTGTGACCTAGACGGCTCAGAGAGCATCGAGAAGGCGCAAGGGGGCTTTGGCAAGGGTTATGTGGCTTGCAAGACTATGTGGCGTGGTCTGATGAATGACCTATCGGACCTAAGAGCCAAGCGCGGTATGAATATTATCGTCGTTGCGCACTCTGTGGTTAAGGCACACTCGGACCCAAGAACAAACGCACAGTATGACAGGTATGTGATGCGTTTAAATGACAAGTCTGCACAGGTGTGGAAGGAGTTTGTGGACACGGTGTTGTTTGCAACATTCGAAGTTCACACAAAGAAGCAAGCAACAGGAGACAAGTCAAAGGCGTTTAGCACTGGCAACAGAGTGATGTTTACAAACTGGTCAGCTGCATATGATGCAAAAAATAGAGTGGGGTTACCAAATGAAATGCCGTTGTCATGGGATTCGTTTTTTGAGGCGTACAATAAAGCACAACCTGAGAGCCCTGTTGTATTGGATGAACAGGCTCGCCAGTTACTTGCGCGGGTTCCGGATGAAGAGTTGAAGTTAAAAGTCACACAGTCACTAGAGAAGTTTTCTGGGGATGCAACACAGCTTGCAAAGATCGTAAACAAACTAAGAACAATTGTAGGAGAGGTTTGAGATGGAATATAAAGCAAAAGTATTAGAGGCGGGATTAAAAGAGAGAGGCAATGGAGACGTTGCTGCGTTTATCAAGTTTGGATACACGGCACAGACTCCATCAGGAGTGCCATCGGAACAAACGATCTTTTGGAATGGCGGATTTACAACAGAGAAATCAGCTGAATACAGCATGAAGGCGTTACTCTCTGCTGGAATGTATCCAAGTGTTAAAGAACTTATGGACATCCAAACGCTTGGAGCAAAGGCGTTTAACCCTGATGCTAAGTTCACAATCACACTAGAAGACAGAACACACGAGGGTAAGACCTATAAGAATGTTAAATATGTGAATGCGATGCTAGATAGAAAACCACTCGATGGAGACAAGGTTAAAACATACATCGCTGTTCATGGTCTGAATGCAAAGCTTGCTGCGATGAAGGCAGAGCTTGGACTAGCCACAACATCATTGCCGCACTCAAGTGGCGAGACAGATGTGGGGTTCTAAACATGGGAAACCCTGTACGGCACAGAATGGTCATGCATGAGCAGGGTTCCCAAGCTTGGCACGACTGGCGCAAGACGAGAGTCACTGCGTCGGTTGTGCCAACTATTATGGGCAATCTCGATTTCTCTACTCCGCTTAAGGAATACGAGAAGTATCTTGGCATTGCCAAGGAAGAGACAACTCCTAGCTTTGTGTTTCAGCGAGGTCACGATGGAGAAATAAAAGCGCGTGAGATGTTTTCTCTTTTAACCGATAAAGATTTCAGACCCATGTGCTTTGAGTGTGAAGACTTCCCATGGCTTGGAGCATCTCTTGATGGATATTGCGAGCAAGACAACACACTCATTGAGATCAAGGTTCCAAGCAAAATAAAGCACGAGATGGCAGAGAACGGCATCGTGCCTGAGTGTTATATTGACCAGCTTCAAACGCAGTTACTTGTAAGCGGTGCAAACTCTGCACATTACATTTCATACAGCGACGAGAAGGGTGCGCTTGCGATAGTGAATGTGACTGTTGATTTGTTTAGACAGCAACAGATCATTGAGAAGACAAAAGAGTTTTGGAAGTGTGTTCTTGATAAGACTCCTCCAGAGCCCACACAAAAAGATTATGTAGAGATCACGATGCGAGAGATGCAGGACCTTGTGATTGAATACAAAGAGAAGTCAGCGCAATCAAACGAGCTTAAAGAAAGACTTGATCACATCAAAAAACTACTTGTGGCCAACATGACACATCCTCGGATGAGTTTTAATGGTGTTACAATTAATGAAGCAAGCAGAGCAGGTTCCAAGTATCACGTTGTAAAAATAGCGAAGTAGAAAAATCAAACCTTAGAGGTAGTATATGAATAAGGTGTCACAAGTTACGTTTGGTGTGTACGCACAGGCTGTGCTGGGTGAAATGATAAACAGCGCGTCTGTGAGAAATGGAACCAAAAAGATTGCTGCTCGCACAGTGCCGGAGCTAATAAGAGAGTTTGGCGTTGTGAACCTTATTGATGTGACACCTAACTTTGTTAACATGTGGCTTGAGCGCTTTAAGAAGACTCGCAACAGGCAAAGTTACAATCAGTATGTGAGTTACATTTCAAAAATAATGAACCATGCGCTGTCTGCTGGCGTGATTGATAAGAAGTATTCTTATGTGTTGCCTGATAGGGAGCCAAAAGCTGGAAGAGTTTACACGAGTGATGAGATCGCAAGAATTACAAACGCACTTCAGCTTGGGATAGACAACGCGACAACGACACACACAAGGACACTGGCCTACTTTGCGATGCTTCGGTTTAGACTTAGTTTTAATTCTTTTATGCGCCTTGGCGAGGTAACGCATCTTGAATGGAGCAGAGTAGATTTATCGTCAGGAAAGATAACGCTACTGTCTAAAAATACTAAGACAAAAAAACCAAGATCATTTTATGTAGACGAGGTGACGGTGTTGCCTCTTTTAAAACACGTCCACACGCTCACAAGTGCCAAGCAGTACGTTTTCTATAACGAGCGCACAGGTAAGCCCATGATTGACGTTGCATCGTCCTGGGAAACAACCAAGAGAGCAGCTGGAATAAAGGGTAAGGCGAGATGGCACGATCTGAGACACACCGCAATAACGTGGGCGCTGGTTGGGAACGATAAGGTCGCGTTTGAGACCAAAGAGATGAGTGAGCTAGACCGTGTGAAGTATATGAGTGAGAGACTGATGACTCCGGCGCTAGTTTCTAGCTTTGCTGGGGTGGGGATTAATGTGATTGAGCGCGTCTACTTGAATTGTGCTCCAGAACGTACTAAGTCGGTTGGAAGACTGATGAGCAATCTTTCATAGCACACGGCATTGAGCCTAGATGCGTTGCTCGTCTAAAAAGCGAAGGACGCAATCATGAATTTAATTCTCGTAAAAGACGGCAATGGATATCTCACTGGAGAAGTAACACAGAGAGAAGGCTTTAAGCGACTCGAACGCGTATGCGGATCTGGCTACGTCGCGCTCGGAGTATACTGTGAAGCTATTCATCAGACGATGCTTGCTAAGATGTTAAACAGGACTTCCATTCCACTTCACGCATTCTGCGAACAAACAAGAACCCTGCTATTTAATGCTGAATTACTGCTCATCACAGATGAGGGTTTCACATTCATCGAAGATTAAATAAAAAATGCCCCGCTCCTTTTTAAGGTGAGTGGGGCACTTAGCAGTAAACAGCTTGGCACTAGAAGAGTATAACTGATGCCACGCAGTTCAAGGCTTAGTTATATTGAAGGAGTTGTACATGGCAAGAGTGAATGTTGATGAGAGTATATTTCTAGACGCGAGATTTACTGAACTGGCGATGATTTTGTCCTCAAGAGCGCTTGCGATAGGAGAGCTTGTGCTCGCGTGGCGAATTGCCATCATGTATTACGCAAAGCACAATTCCTACATTCCATTGAGCGTTTGGAAGAAACAAAAGTTGAGTGATTCGATCATAACGGTCGGACTTGCTGAGGTGCGTGACGACTTCGTTTATGTCCGAGGTACCGAAAAACACGCCGACTGGCTCAAAAAACTGCAAATTAGTGGAAAAAAAGGTGGACTCGCCAAGTCAAAACGAAAAGCTGAAATCATTGAAGAAAATTCCAAGCAAATGCTAGAGTACCCTAAGCCTTTCGAACCCTCTTTATTACTTAATATAAATACAAAGACAGTATCGCCGTTCCGGCTCACTCAACTGGACGTTCCGCCAGTCGAGACACCCGACCAAATTGATCCACTCGTGAAGATATGGGAACAGCACCGAGGGAAGCTGCCCAGCGTTAAGAAGCTAACCGCGTCAAGGAAACGAAAGTGCGTGCTTCGCTGGAAAGAGGGAACCGCTGGCGAGTGGGAAGAGGCGGTTCGGAAATTAGCAGCAAGCGATTTCTGCAACGGCAAGAACGAAAATGGTTGGAGGGCGTCGTTTGATTTTTTGCTCAGGCCGGATACTCTTGCAAAAGCCCTCGAGGGTGTTTACGACAATAAGAAATCCAACATGCCACAAATTAAGATCATGGAGTTTACCCAAAAATGAACAAAGCGGTGCGAACCATCGGTGAGTTGTTTTCTCTCGCATACGAGAGAATACTAATTCCACAAATCGGTGTAGCACTTTCTGACTTCCCAAACTTCTCTCGCCTCGTTGGCGGATTGCGACCTCGTGAGTTCACAATTGTGTGCGGTAGCACAGGCACTGGAAAAACCACTTGGCTCGCAAACATGAGCGCTTGCTTGCTTAAGCAAGGCACCAAACATTTTGTCGCAAGCGTTGAGACTGGCGATATAGATTACGCAGTCAGAGTCATGAGCGCACTCGCCGGAACTGACTTCAACACAGGTGAGGCTGTTGAGATTGAGCGCGTGAAGGACTTTCAAAATAAATACGGCGCACTGGTTGAGGGAGATAATTTAATTCTCTCAATTTACGAGGACCGCACTCCAGTCGAGGACATGCTTGCAGCGATTGAGTCTGCGAGACTCATGGGCGCAAAGGTTGCGTTCATCGACAACCTAAATTTTTTCATGGAGGTCACGTCCGCTAATAATCAAGTAGCCGAGATGGACCGCGTTGTTCACGAGTTTATTATTTACTGCAAAAAGCACGACATCCACGTCGTCATGATTATGCATCCACGCAAAACCGCTTTTGGCGCACGAGTAGAATCTGAGTTTGACATCAAGGGATCTTCAACTGCGGTGCAGGAGGCTCACAATATTTTCTTGCTTAATCGCCCGCACCCTGAATTAATCGAACAAAATTTAGCAACGTCGGATGACCGTGAGTTGAGAATACAAAAGCTACGAAGACGAGGTAAGTCTGTTGGGCAAACTATAATTCTAAAATCACTCACTGGCGCAGACTACTCAGAAAAAGCGGTGATCAATTGGCTACCTTCCAAGAACTAGAGCGAGCACTTGAGTCTGAAATACCACTCAGCGAGCGTGGTGCATTCTACAGGTGGGTTGACGACAATTATAAAAATGCGTGGACCATCGCAAGTGACAGACTCAGAGAAGCAGCTGACGAGTATATCGAAACAGAGAACGCTTTTGAAATGCAGAGAGCGTCCACAGATTATTTTAACTCGTGTGTAGCTTTTGCAAGCGAGTACAAAAAACAAAAGAACAAAAACAGCACCGAGATGTTTTTAGAAAGTATGAATGAAAAACAGCGACGGTCTTGAATCAGTGCTGAGAGATTTGAACAAGAGAATACAACTCGCATACTCTAGTGGGTTCTTGGTTCACTCCGATGAGTTTTATGCCACACAGCTTTTAGATATACACCAAAGACTCGAGGGAGCGATCAGTGTCTTTCTTGAAGACGACGACTTCCAAAAATTCATGTGTGAGGTTTCTTTGTTTGAACAAAAGTTTATGTGCTTACTCGACGAGTACAAAGTTTTAAGAAAGTTAGATTCAGTGAAAGAGCGTTTTGCAGAAGTGTTAAAAAAAAGCAGGGGGAAGAATGTTTAAGTGCGATACAGCGAATTGTAAGCATGTCACCGGACATGCGAGTGGGAAGTGTGTGCAGTGCAGGACAATAAAATGCAAAACGTGCGCAAAAGAATTTATTTGGATGAAACAAAGTGGGACTGTGCTTTGCTCAAGATGCACAGAGAAAAAACAGGGTCCTATTTTGAGAAGAAGTTTTGATTCAACTTTTTATAAACCGTGAGGAAAACATGACAGACAAAAAAAGAAACCTAATCATCGGAATTGTCGCACTGCTTGCAAGCTTGGGTTTGATACTGACAAAATACATAGCGCCAGACGACCCACAACCAGCCCCCTCTCCGACGCCGAGCATAAGCGCGGTTCCCGCGCCAAGCACAACCCCCAGTTCCGCGCCGCCCCCTTCGCCGCGTCCAACACCTAGCGTTAGTTCGGCTCCAAGTCCGAAGCCCTCACAAACGGTTTTGCCATCTCCAAGCCCCTCACCTATCACTCCATCTCCAATTCCTTCTCCTAGCCAATCTGTGTTTGTCTCAGAAGAAGTATTAGACACTTTTGAGAGACCAGAATTTGCTCTAGCTTCAAAATGGAAAAACGCAGTGAGTCGCACAATCCTTTCTGACCAAGTGACAAGCATGGTTTTGAGATCAAAGAACCCATGTGCGTTAATTTCTGTCGCTGGACTCAATGTTTTGGTGCCGTATACAACCACAAAACCAAGTGCTCCAAGCTATCCACTTGGGACCTTCTATGACGCGATGAAACCAATCGACTCTGTGAATTGCGTAGGCGCTAAATATCTTCAACTGGATGTGACGGCCTCGGTAAAGGTTGGAGACGCGCAGATCACGGTTGTGAAAAAGACAACCAAGGCTCCTGTTGTTCCGACGATTCCACTTGCGGTTGAGTTCAATAATTGGGTCATGGTGCAAGGCTACTGCAACGGCGGATACTGCAATGAAGAAAGTAAAGCCCTCCAAGGTCTTCAACTTTTAAAAAGCCATCGCATTAGCCCTTACAAGGGAGTGCCAGCAGACACGCAAGCTTTTTGGCAAAGCTATGTGAACGCAATGTCCGCCGGAACCGTTTACATGGGTTGGGGTGCTCCCTCTAGCTGGATGCCAACTGCTCCGGTTACTCCAAACGCCTACAGCTACATTATCGATGAGCCTGCAATTGGAAATGACTTCAGCGCGATTGTTGCCGCATGGGCAGCATACCCTTGGGTTAAACCAATGATGACCGGACCACTGAAACAGCGCGACTATAGAGCAGGTCCAAACTTTGCGAAGCTCACAGACTGGCCTCCAGTAATCAAAGCAGGGATCAAAAAATTCACGGTTGTTGCTGAACAGTTTTGTCACGAGACGTGGGCAGGATCAGGCGAGCGGTATGCTTGCAAAGCTGACTACGATGCCGCATCTAAAGAAGTGAATTTATATATTAGCAACATGAGCCATGGAAACGAAGGAGGAGGATCAAGCGGTGCGCCCGATCTCGTTATCGACCGAAGTGGTGTTGAGCCTTTTGGGTTCTTCTTGATTGCCATGAAGTATGACGTTACCGGACTTCTCTACTACGACTCGATTCAAGGATGGCAGTCTGTAGCAAGCAGAAGCGTGTGGACAGATGCCTACCAGTTCGGCGGTCACGGCGATGGACTTCTCCTAATGCCAGACGTTGCAAAGAAAACCGCTCTACCGACGATGAGACTGAAACTTCTTAGGGAGGCATCACAGCTTGCGGACATCGTTAGCCTTGCAGGACTTCAAGCGGATGCAAAGGCACTGGTCACGAACACCCTCGTTTGGCAAAGGGACATGGCAAAGATCGAAGCGCTTAGAACAAAGGCGCTTGGGTTGATTCAATAGCATGGGGCTCAAACTTAAACGCAAAGCTGGTCAGAGTATCATCGTCTCAAATGAGATTGTGATTACCATTTCTGAGGTGAGGAAAAATATCGTGTGTATAGACATCGAAGGACCAAGAGAAATTCCAGCGGGTAGGTTTGAGACTCATATTAACATCGACAAGAATAGATGCCTTGCTTGTTGGTTTTATGATTGCAGGTGTGGAAAACCAGAAACACCTGTTGACGAAAACCAAATACTTGATAAGAAATAATTGAGTTCTGGACTAATTGAAAAGTCGCTACCCACCGGATGGTTGTAGAAATGTTGGTTTGAATCCAACGGGCTCACCAAAATAAAGTAAAGGAGATAACATGGCAAAGAAGAAGACAGCTAAAAAAACAGCTAAAAAGACTAAGTAATTGAAACGACCTTTGGTAGTTGAGGTCATGATCAATTACCACCCTCCAAATTATGAAGACTAGCTCATGCAAGGCAAAAGGAAGAAAGTTGTGTGCAGAGATCAAGGAAATGATCTTAAGTCATCATCCAGAACTAGCTCCAGACGATGTGATGGTAACCCCATCTGGAGTGACTGGAGAAGACCTGTACCTAAGCCCAAAGGCAAGGTTGTCTCTGCCCTATACAATCGAGGCAAAGAATCAACAGTCGTTTTCAATATGGGCTTGCCTGAAACAAGCAGAGTCACACGCAGAAGGAAGGGACTTAACTCCTCTTCTTATCTTTAGAAGAAATCACGCATCAACATACGTTGCGCTAAAACTTGAAGACTTTATCAAACTAAACAAAAAGGCACACACATGAAGATCAATTATCAACAGCTTGTTATGAACCCAATGTCTCCTGTTCTTGAGAAACTCTCTCGCGAGCGTATGCCGCTACCAGAGGCGTACAAGCTTATGAAGATGCACCGAGTGATTAAAGAAGAGGTCGCTATTGCGATGGAGCTTTTTGAGAAGATCGGTCTTGAGTTTGCTGAGAAAAATGAAAAAGGGATGATTCAAAAACTCCCCAATGGATTTCACAAAGTGGAAGAGTCTAAGCAACAAGCCTATGAAGACGCAGTTCAGGCATTCATGAAGACCGAAGTAGAGATCAATAGGCCAGCGATTGATGTTGAGGCCGTGTGCCGTAGCGCCAGCGGTAACTTCTCGGTTATGGATTTAGAAGCGATTCATCCACTCACCGTTGAAGCGACCGTAAGCACAGAGCCGTCAATCGCCTGATAGCTTTTTATTTGCGATACGCATTAGGTCTTCAACGCTCTTAATCTCGCCTTCCTCGTCGTCTTCTCCAGCGAGACATTCAAGTGCGCCAACCTTTGTCTTGGCAAGGGCTTTGACTTTTTTCATCATTGTTTCATCAATGAGAAATTTGTGTGCGTCCATGATGGTTCTAAGTGCAGAGTCAACAGCCCACTCGTCAGATGAATCTGGAACCTTGGTTAAGTCGTTTACCTTGATTTCTTCTTTAACTTTTTTAGTCTTCATTGGTTCCCCTGTTGTTCATCTGAATACATTCTATTCCAAGTTGAGCTTGTGGCTCCGGTGAGAGCGTTTCCATACTTCTTAACTAGCTCTGGATACTTCATGCCAAGCTTCATATCTAGCTCTACCATTTTTCTAATCGCAGACGGAGAAGCGGCCTTTGCTCCGGCCATTGCTCCAATCCCAGCCCCAAGTCCAGACGCAACACCCCCGGCAGTCTTCCAACCAATTGCGCTACCGATACTTGCCCCAAGTGCAGCGGCTGGGATGCTTCTACTTGTGGATGTTGAGCCCCCAGAGCTAACCGCATCTAGTGATGGTTTACTAAAAGTGTTGTACACGTTGAAAAGCCTGGCGTCGTCAATCAGGTTAGTCTGTGGGAGTCCTGAGTCAGCTAAAGACTTCTCAAGTCTCATTATTGTTTCTCTGGTAACGTCTTTGTTTTTTGAGTCCCAGTTCCTAAGAGTTGATGCGGTCCTGTCTGTGGATGAGAATGGGCCGTTAAGCGCTTTTTGAATTTGAGCGAATTTGGCATAGGCCGCTTTTGCTTCTGGCCTTCCTTCAATAGAATTATCAAGAGACTCTTCTATTGCTCTTTTAGATGAAAGAGCCGTGTCTGAAAGTCTTTTGTCAAAAACATCAGACTTGCCATGTCTGGACACTAATCCAGTGCCAATTTTATTTACATCTGCCAAATCGCCAAGCTGAGAAGATAACTCAGCTGCGGCAAGCGGTGATACATCTGTTGGAGGTTCCACATTCCTGATTATTTTTTCTCCGGCCTCATCAAGTATTCCTGTGTCGATAACTTTTCCGGTTCCAAATATTTGATTAACCTGCTCGTTGATGTTCGCGATCTTTGACTCAACTGCTGAGGTAGACAGACCCGCATCCTTTAGAGCAATGTATTCCTGTTTAAGGTTCTCTATTGGTCTTCTTACTGACTCTAAGCTGATCTTAGCGTCTGACGATGCGAGCCCCTCTCCCATTTCTTTTCCAGCCTGTGATTTGCCAGCGTAAAGTGCTGATTTAAGCTTGGAGTGAATTTGCTCAAGAGGGTCTAATACCCCACCGGACTCAAGATTTGTGAGTTCAGGATAAAGTTTTTTTAGGTTTTTAATTGTCTGTTTTGGAATGCCAGACGCAACGCTGGTTACTGATGGCAACACCTTATCACCGACAAACCTACCAGCAGATTTAAGACCAGCGTTAACCACTTTGCCAGCGCCAGGGGTAACAGCACCGATAGTGCCAGCAACGCCAACGTCCTTCATGTCCACATTCTTGTTGATGCCAAGATACTGTCCAAGCGCTTGTCTTAATCCCTCAAGTCCTGCGCCCGATGCACCTCCAGCAAACACTGCTCCAGCTGGACCAGCGGCAAGCCCAGACCCAGCTGCTACAGTTTGACCAGCGCCAGATAGTGCGTCGTATGCAACATCGCCAACATCAGCAAGCTCCAGAGAACTTGGATCAAGACGCTTGTATTGCTCTGGAACACCTTTTTTCCTAGCCACGATCTCACCATCTTTTACGGTGACATCAAGTTCAGGTTGTCTACGCGCAATCCACTCAGCTGCGTCTTGTGGGTTGTTGGATAGATTCTTAACTGCGAACCTGTTCAAAGCAGAGATGTCAGACGGCTCGTCTGCTACCATGTCGGCGTAGCTAGTTCTCTCGTCTACACCGCCTAAGTATGATTTTGGATCAAAGCCTTTTTTCTCTTCTGAGAGATAAGCCTTTGGGTCAAATGGTTTTGCCATATTTATAAACCAAGCCTTGATAATATTTTTTTAGCATCATCAGTTCCTTTGCCAGGACCGTTTGCCCAGTCTATCGCCTCTTGATCAGCTGGAGTGATGAATTGCTTTTTGTAGTTCTTAATCAACTCCTGTGAACCCTTGGATGGAAACGCAAGTTCAAGTGTAGAGATGTTTCTATTTTTTTGATTCTCAAGTCTTTCAGAAGATTGCTTAAGTCCTTTTTTAACGCCTGAACTTCTTAGACCCCCCAAATAGTTTAGTGCTCCAGATAAGCCAGTTACACTTGGCATGGACTCTTCTAAAATTTTAACATCTGGCCCAGTGAGTGCGCCCAGATTCTCTGCTTCTTTTAGTTTAAGTTTGTATGCGCTGTAAGCATTATCTATCTCTGCTTTACTGTCTCCATACATTTCAAATCCATGCTTGTTAAAAAGATTTTCATATTGAGCCTTTGCCTGATTTAGCTCTGCAAGTTTTTCGACCTGTTGTGCCTGTTTTGACTTAATGAGGTCTTCTCTTTGCTGTTGATCAAGTTGACCCTGCCTCATTTGGTTTGCTGCGGACATCCCACTTCTTTGAGCAAGCTGCATCTTAAGTAAATCAAGCTCGTTATCAGAGAGGCTAGACCTACTTTTTTGAAGCTGGTTTTTTAACTCCCCAATTCTCTTTTGCTTTTCTTTGAAAGACTCAGGCTTTTGATAGCCCTGAGACAGCCTACTCCCAGTGAGAGAGTCAGACAGTGCTGCGAGAGGAGATAAGTCAAACGCTACACCACTAGCCTGTTGAGCGTTTATGTTTGACTGTAAATCATCAATACCAGCTTGCTCAGAAGCAATACTCTCTAGCTGCTTTTTATTAATACGCTTCATCATGTCGCTGTAAGCAGGGTCAGACATCTGACTGCCTTGGCCCGACATTGATTGCCATGCGCTGTATTGGTCCATGTGTGCTCCTTATTCTTTCATTAAGTGGTATGGTGTCCGCTGTCTTTGGAACCCAAAGTTAGCGCTTGGCATTGTTGAGATGGAGTTTGCTGCGTTTAATGAATTTCCGTTCATCATTTTTCCGTAGGTGCTTTTTTGTGAGTCAGCGAGTCCAACCTGTGCATCAGTTATTGCCTGTTGGTTTTCCATCCCTTGAATGCCCTGACCAAGCATAGCACCTGTGGTTCCCATTTGAAGTGCAGAGCCAAATGGGTCCGCTTCTTGAATAGGACCAGCTTGCATCCCTGTCCATGGACTTAAGCGCTGAGTTTCAGCTGCAAGCCTTCTCTGTCTTTCTTCTTTTGGCTTATCGATGAACTGACTTTTAAGTAATCCTGCTCCAATTCCAGCTGCAATTAGTGGTAACATATTTTTATCCTTTTCCTTTTTTAGAAGATTCCAAGAAACTTGTCTCTTTTTCCAGCGTCCATTGTGGCGTCAGCTTGTTTGTTTGCTGCCCATCCACTCATCGCAGACTGGTATTCTGCCATGGCCGCAGCGTCTCTTTGTTTTTTGTCAGCAAGTGCTTGGAGAATATTAAACTGACTTGTGTTTGATCTGTTTTGAATGTCAGCTTGCCTTGCCTGACCTGTCATCTTGGCCTTCTCAAACTCTGGTTGAAGCGCTTGTACTTCCATTCCAGGGAGAGCTTGCAAAATTCCAACACGTTGCTTCTCGTCTTCTGTCATGATGCCAAGCCTGTTTTGAGCGGCCTGCATTCCAAGCTGTTGGTTCATCTGTTGACCTTGCAACATCCCGCCTCTAGCTATGCGCTCAGCAGCGCCACCGCGCAGACCGCCACGAGATGCAAGCGCAGACCTTGCCTGTGCTCCAGCTGTTGCTTGGGATTTAACCATTCCCTCTCGTTGAGACTTCTGGTCAAGCTCAGCTTTTTGTAACATGAGGTTTGCCCACTCTGAATTGCCAGTAGAGAGTCCGCGTTTTCTCAGTTCTTTCAGAGCGTCTGTGTTTAGGTTGATTTTAGATAAATCATTTTGAGTGTCTTCTAAAAGGTTCTCTGCCTTTAGATTGTATTGGTCCATTAAAAGACCAGTGGTGGGATCGATTAATGACTTAGCCTGAACGTACTTAGGCCTTCCAGCTTGATCGTAACGAAGCTGCGCTGTCTCCCATGGTTTAAGTGCCGCGTCTCTTGCGTTAAGTTGAGCTTCACTGTCTTCCCATGCTTTATTTTTTGCAGCGTTAATGGCGTCGTTTCTTTGTTTCTCACGCTCAGCAGACCCGATGTTTCCAAACGCGTCAGCTGTAGCGCCAACAGTAGCCCCAGCAACACCCCCTAATGCATATCCAACAACACCGCCCATTATGTACCTCCCTCTAACAGGGTGTAAGAACCCCTGTCTTTAAAACCATATGATATCGCAGTATCGGCCACAGACTTTATTTTTGTTGCGACCATTACAACTTTAAACCCAAACTTTTTTGCTTCAAGCAACGCTGCGTCTATGACCATCTTTTTACCAGCAAGCATCAATGACCTGTCACACGCTTTGTTTGAAATTAACCACTCTATAAAGCATACAGAAGAATCAGTTTTGTACAAAAAAACAGCAACAACATCGCTCACAATAAAGCCAGCCTCTGGCAAAAGTGTAGGATGTGGCGGCTCAATGTCTCTTTGTAGGCACCAATCTATGATTTGTTTATAGTGTTTTTTCATTTCAAATCTTTCAACATTCATTCGTGATTTTGATAAAACTCCTGATCAACTTCAATCTCGTTGTCGCCATCTGGAACCATATTCATAAGTGTCTGGTTCATCTGTCTTCGTTGTTGCTCTAGTTCAGCAGCTGCTCCTGGAGGAACCTCGCCCATGTTTTCTTTTGCCATACACTTGGCCTTCATGTAAGCGCGTACAAAATTAATAAACTCTGGAACCTCTACCACATCAACATCCTCTGCAACGGTAGCTAGGTTTCTGATGTACCAAATTGTTACAATGCTTGAGTCAGTTGTTTTTGCTGGAGGGTATAGCATGATCTTAACCCCAGCTGATGACGAGTTTCTTATGATATAAGAGTAATCATCCGATGCGTCAACATAGGCTAGCTTCTCAAACTTGTTTACTCCTCGCACCCTTTTGATTGGATACTTCTTTGAGCCGTCGTCGTGGATGATTGATATGATCTTGTTTGCGTAAATGTCAGATGGCATCGAGTAGGCTTGCTGACCTTGTACCATTGCAAGAGGCTCAGATGATAAAAAATACTCGTCTTCTAAACCAAGCGTGTGAATCTCTGCTTCGCACTCGTCAATAGCTTCATTGCAGTATTGAGCCATCTCAGACGGCTGGATGAAGTTTTCCTCTTCAAGGTCCAACTCCTTCTCAACCAGTGCTCTGACTTCTCCATATGTCCAAGTCTTCATTATAATCTCTCCGAGTAAAGGCCAACAAAACACCTAATAGAGCATGGGCCTGTTGTACTTACGTCTAAAAATGTATCATCAAATAAATCATTATTAAAAGTAACAACCCCCGCCCCAGATGAAAAAGTAAGGATAATGTCTTTTGGTTTGAAAGAAAGGCCATGCGCTACCTTTTGGTTTGAAACAGCTGAGTTAAAGCTTAACTCTAAAAACTGAAACTGGCATTTTAAAATCTTCTCTCTGTCCACAGTCTCAATAATTCTTCTAAAATTCTCTCTGATGAACTTGTCGGTAATTTCTCTTAAAAATAGTGGTATCTTCATTCGTTACCTACATTCTCGCCATGGTAACTGTTGTGTGTCTCAGATGCCATTGCGTATGCGATAATTAAAGACACAAGATGAAGCTTCTCGTTCTTAGGCACGCCAGTAATGATCCACTTATAGGTGCCGTCAATAATCTGGTTTGCTGCATCTTCTACTGTGAGCGTGTCGTCTGTGCGCTCCTCAATCAAAAACTGTGTACCGTAGTTGTCGTTCTCAAATGAGATAAACATTTCTTCGCAATCAGCTGGCCAGTCAGACTGTGCGATGTTTGTAAGTGTGACCGTCTTTGCAGTTGAGTCAACCGAAGCTGTGCCAATTGTGTCGCTCTTTGAGACAATCACGCTTGCATTTGTAACCTGAACAGACTTGTAGCCACACCGAATGCCCTTTGCAGGGAAACGTCTTTTAACTTCAATGATGCCGTCATAGTTCCAGATTAAATCAGGGTCACCCCAAATGATGTCAGGGTCACCCCATGTGATGTTTCCACGAAACTCAATTGGAACTAGGTTTGATATTTTTCTATTGTCGTCATTGTTTGAGACAATCTGGATGCTTAAATTACTCTTGTTTTTGGCAGTGAGAAGGATCTTTGTGACCCACTTTCTAACCGCAGCGGTGCCAAAGCTATTATTGATGGTCTTGTAATCCCATATAATTGCCTGTCTGTGCCAAAGAGATGCGACAACAGACTGGTCAATTTTAGGGTCATTAAACTCTGTCTCTAGGTGTTTAAACATGTAGCCAAACACATCTCCCCTGTAGAGGAGACCATTGTAAAATACGATAGCAGACGGCCTAAACGACTCACCCCCAGACACGGTTGTAAAGGTTGACTGTCTAGTAACTCCCCACCTCAAATCAAGAATGTAACACTTGTCGTTGTCACCGCTTGACTGGTCATACTGATTTGCCCACCACACGCGGTTGTTGTCTCTGTCGTAAACCCCTGTGATGTTTCTTTTTTGAGCAGAGGTCTCTGTGATGGTTTTATAGGTGTCATTCCAGTCGTCGTTTATTTTATCAACACTAAATCCATCAGTGAAGTACACGCCGTCATTTCCAAAGAAGAATAGTCCACGCTCAGTTTTCACAATGCTGCTATTTGACAAACACCCAGCGATGTCACTAATGCGTTGGGGGAATACTCCGCCAGATCCAAGCTCGTCAAAAAGCCCATCGAGCCTGTAAATATTCTTTTTGCAAAAAACAATCGGCGTGTTGTTGATGTGAGAGATCCCTGTAATCTCGTCTTCTAAATCGGTGTAAAAGGTATCAGGCACAGAGTCTGGGTCATCCTGAAGACTTTGCCTGACTCTGAAGTTAAGCGTCTCTCCAGCCTCTTCAACGTGAGCATACCATGCAATTCCATTTACAATGGTTAGGTATTTACACTTTGGAGGAGGACTGTTTTCAACAATGTCACCTGTCGTGTAAAGAAACTCGTTTAGTTCAATTACTGCGTCACTTGTGATGTCGTTATAAACAGTGGTTCCGTTTGTTACTTCTCCAACGTAAAACAAGGTCCCGCCGTTATCAGTGGTCCTGTAAATCTTTACCTTGATGTTTGCAGTGTCGTAATTACCAGTAGCACCATTCGCAAGTACAGGGATTGCAGAGATTGAAATTGGGTTAACATTAGGAGGACTCGCAAGTAGTGCTGACACATAAGTGACCCCACCAAAGTCTTCATAAACCACACCGTCGATTGTGTAGGTGTAGTAATAGATGAATGCGTAAATATAGTTTGCAGCACCCGCAACAGGTGTGACCACAGGAGACGACGCAAGCAGTGGTAGCCCTGCGGTTCTTGCGTAGAACGTAGAGCCGTCTTTGTATAGCTTCATTGGGTTTGGCATCCCATCGTGAGTTATAAAAAGATGCTTGTTCCACTGAGCGTGCGAAACTCTGCTTAATGCGTCGCCAACAGAGAACACTGGATTTCCAGATGGCCCTTGAATGGTTGTGTACGCAGATGGGTTTCTAAAATAAACATTTCTAGCGGATTGAACCAAAAGATTAGTGTTGTTGTTGTAATTGATGAGCGTTGAAATGCGAGACGCTGTTGGGATCTGAGGCTGTGACTCGTCTTCAATAACGCTCCCACCACGAGACATTAGCTGCATGTCTGGAGTGATGAGCAGGTTGTCACAGGTCTTACACTTGTTAGCCTGTACGCCAACATCTTGATCTGTGAACCCGCCAGAGAAATCGTTTATTGGAAAAGCCTGTGTTTGAATCATCCGTAAAATGCCTTCACATCAACCGTGTTGTCGTTGATATAAATGTAATATTGAGTAACAGACACCTTCTCAACGCTTGGAGTGATGTAATGACCATCAGCTGCTCCAGATGCAATTCTAAACCGAAGGCCAATGGTGTCTAAGTTAATCCCACCTGGAACAGTCACAAGCTGCCTATAGTTTCCAGATCCAAGAGACACCCATGAAGCTGCAAGTATCGTCTGAGTGATGCTATCAATTGCAGATGCGTCGATCTTTTCAGAGTCAACGCCGTCGTGCGTGTGATCGTTTAATCTTTGAATGTTAAACTCAAGAGCAGGGAAGAATGTAAACCCTCGATCTGGAGACTGTGGTAATTTATATCCATTTGATAAAGTGATCATTTAAGCTCCATTTTTTTAAGACCGTCTATTTTTCTTGGCAGCATGTTTTTTAGTGCCGACTTAAACTCAGGCTTGCATCTTTTTCCAAGCATCCGGCACGCCTTTTCTCCAGCGTTTTTACCAGCGACGTAATCATCCATTGGAATAATCAGCGCTCCTGCTCTTGCTGGGAGCGTCTCGCCAGGGTTCTCTGGGTCTGGTCTCTCTGGTTGAGGCTCAAGCATCTCAATGAGCGCATCAACATCAAGATCGAATGTCTTATCAGTCTGTGTCTCTGCACAGATTGCCCCAGCGTTTACAACGCCAGCAACAGAGCACACCCGCTGGTTAGGAATGGTCACACACCCACTAGCCGTTAAAATGAATAAACTTGCTAAGATGTTTTTTCGCATTCTCCCTTGCCTCTTTAAACTCCGCAGAATCAATTCCATTTGTGTCAGCAATAGCTCTTAGGTTTAAAACTGCTATTGTATACTCTCGCCTGTGTTTCTCATTTAAAATAACAATAGCCTGAAGGTCTATCAAAAGCTTAATCTTTGAAAACAGTACATCTGAAATCCAGCCAACCAAGCCAGTGATTATCTGCTTAATTGGCCACACCGCAAGATATGGTGCTTGTATAAAAAGAGACGCAAGTGCAGCTTTTAAAGCCGTGTCCCACACAACCTCTTTAAAAAAGCCCTCTATCGCATGAAGTTTTGGATTTACTGATTCACTCATGTTTTTGGCGCTAGGGGGAGACAAACAGGTCTGCCTCCCCGCCAGCAATTATTATGACTTAAGTGCAGTTTGAAGGAGGCTCAAAATAGCGTCGTCAATCTGTCCTGGGATCGCTTTTTTGATCGCTTCAATTACGGCGTCAGAGTTGATGGACACTTGGAGGTTAACGCCAAGGCCTACCTTCTCGAGACCGATTTTGGCAACAAGCTTGCCTTCTTTGAACTCAACGTCGTAAGAACCAATCTCACCAATCTGACCATCTACAATATCTTTTTCCATGACATCCCTTTCATATTACGCCAACGGTTGAATACCGTGGCTTTATTTTGGCAATCAAATCACCGCGATAGTTTGCCAACCTAATCCTTACCATCGCATTCCTTTGAGAGGCGTCCTCTATCTTGTGAGTGGTAGAGTCTCCCCCGCCAGCCTCAATAATTCTAAACGAATCTAGCATTAAAGACACATGCGTAATTTTTGTAACGCTCTCACCATAAAAGCAGAGCACACCCATGCCAGACACACCGTTGCTACCGTCTCGCTCAAACTTATCAAAAAGGTCCTGCGCGGTTAGGTCTTCCTTATTTCCAACCAGACCCACAGACCTAAGCACTTCGCAAATAAACCCAGAGCAATCAATCCCACCTTGCATCGGGTTGTTGCCTCCAAACTTATATGGAGTCTTTAAAAAGCTAAGTGCGTAGTCCTTTAGTAAGTTCATTTTTTTGTAATGTTTGCCCTGATTGATCCAGCCCCAGATGATCCAACGTATTTCACTCTTGCGAATGAATAATTCTGCTCACGAAGGTTATAAACCTGACTCCCAGCTGCTCCAGCAATTGCTACAGTCGTGTCAGCAACAACATCCCAGTCATTAGGAGACTCGGCATCAGAGCTACACTCAATAGATAAAGCGCCAGTTGGAGTTCCTGTCCAGACCGCTTGCACCGCGAAACCATCGTGTGAACGAAGGTCGATGACTGGAGAGTAAATAGTGGAAACAGCCATCGCTGTATCTGGCCACGAGTCGTGGTCATATGTTGGATCTAGTGTAGACATGATTATTTACCTACCCTTTCAGAGATAACGGCTTCAATTCTGGCCAAAGCTTCTTTTACCATCCCAAGATCGTTCACAACTTTTTCAGACAAGGCCTTGTGGTCACCGTGCAAGTCATCAATTCTTTTCTCAAGTAATTGGTTCTCCCTCTTAAGTGCCTTCACGGTTCCCTCCAGTCTTAAAAACCAGACTATTAAACCAAAAGCTGCAAATCCAAGTTGAGAAATGTCCAGTGTCAGGTTGTCCATTAATGTTACCTTATTGTTTATCTTCCAACTTTGATTATGTGAATAAATCCGTTTGGATTGCTTGACGCAGAACTCTGATCGGTAGCGCCAGAGCCAAGCGCCCTGATTACATCGTTGATGGCTCCAGTGAAGCAAGCAGAACACGAGTTGTTATTCCTTGCCGCACCGGCTTGACCGCCCTTTTTGCAGAGCGTGTTTGTTCCAATCACTATTGAATTTTTTGTAATTTCAAAAACACCGTCTACACCCTGATCAAGATAGTTTCCATCAGCACAATAAAGCCCAGCCTCATTAAGTGTTATTGTGTGACCAAGCGATGAACTTGATGCCGCTGTAAACGCTGTCCCTGTATTTTGGCTTGTGTTTGAGTATCTGAACACTGCTGTGTTAGTTGTCGCAAACTGTGATCCAGCTGTGTAAGTATCCATCCTTACTTCTGTTCTTAAGTCTGGAAGGATAACTGGAGCGGGCATCTGCTGGTTAATTGCCTTAATGCTCCACTCAATAGATGAATCAGAAGTTCCGCCAGCAAGTATGTCACACGCACCACTGTCGGCTTTACATTGAATCTCAAAAGTAATCGGATTGGTGTTTGTAGCTTGATACTGTCCACAAACTGGCATTGTGTTGTAAAGGTTTGCTGCTTCTCTAATCTCGCTGTGTGCAATGTCCGTTGTTCCATCTGTCAGCTTAAACGCACCTCTTGCATTCGCAGTTCCAACAGAACCTTTCACAAGCGCACAAACATCGTACTTGTAAACCTTAGCAGGAGTGAACGTGATACCTGGAAGATTACTACCAGCCGTTGCAACGGTGCCAAAGTTAGTGTTAGTTCTTTGAACAATGGCAGCTGTTCCAGTGGGAGTGAGCGGTCCATATGCAGTATTACTTCTGGTCCACGACGCTCCGCCAGCGGTATGGTAACCGCTCCAGCTAGCAGCAGTAGTGTCTGGAGTGTACCCGATTTGAGCCGATGTTGGATACCTGTAAACCTTGATCGTCATTGGCATTGTGGTCTGACCAACGTAAATCGAACCACCACCAGAAACTTTGCCCTGCATCTGCAAGGTCACATTGCTTTGTGCGGTAGTATATTTAATAGAGAACGCTCCAACACCACCAGCAGTAGGGTAAACCGTAGCATCAGAAGTACCCTGAACAGCATCTCTCGTTGCATTGGTTCCATCATGAAACTGCCAAGCACTTAGCGTACTTGCTGTACCACCGTATAAAGATCCAGAGACAATGATCGAATACTCACCAGCGGGAAGCGATGCGAATTTGATAGCAGGAATGTTTGTGGATGGTTGAAGAGCAAGTCCCTCGGTCGTATAAGTACAACCCGTTTGTGTTGCAAAGTTTGCGAATGTTGCAGAGCTTGTGATCCAATCAGCGGCGCACCCACTTACGGTGATCGCACCATAAAGTGACGCTTGTGATACCTGAGAAACATTGTATCCATCAGCATTTCCAACAATACAGTCATCGCCGTAAATTAAAGGTTCATCCGCAGCAACGCTGGTTAAGCGAAGAGAAATTGAACCCGAACTTGGAGCGGTGAAGTTAATCACTGTCTTTGAGTATGTGGACAGGCTTGTGATTGATGTGGGCTGTGTTGCGGTTGTACCATCCCAAACCGACAACGTGTGCGTTGCTCCGGCTCCTTTAAAACCACAAGACAGCACTGCGTTTTGACCGTATAGCCCAGCAGGGATTGTCACTGTTGCAAACGTGAGTGTTTGACCAGCACTAGAACTATCCCAACCAAAAGCAGCATTGCCAGATCCAACATTTGCAGCAGTAGTTGTGCGAGTAAGCGTACCGCCAGAGACAGTGATACCAGCTAGACCGTTTTCCACTCCGCCGTTTACAAGTAGATTCCTGAATGGAAGTAACTGCCTGTCGCTCTCAGAAACCGCAGCGAGAGATGCTGGGCATGACCCAAGTAAAAAGCCGATAACGAAACCAATAATATGCTTGTTCATTGTAATAGTACCTCTGCACCGTAAACGAGTGCTCTAATGTCGTCTGTTGCTGTGTCTGTGCCTCTTTGTAAACACACAAGCAATAGATCGCCCTTGCTGATTGCTACTGAGTTAATCAGACCACTCGCATTTGAGAGGTCTAAAGATATTTCTTGAGGAATGTTTGCAGTGCCTCCAGTGAATGTGATCGCTGCATTTGTTGACGTGTGTTGATTTGTCGTTGATGTGATAAGGTCTGTGGCCTTCCTAATCAGCGTGGTCACAGTTTGAATCAAGCCAGTTCCAGATGAGTCTGGAGAGAAGATGTCAGTCTTAAGTTTAAGCTGTCTCCCAGGAGAGTAACTGTCAGGCACTCTAATGAGCGCATAAAGTTTTTGAGATAGTCCTGCACCGTACTTGTAAACGCGCATGAAACTCTCAGATGCGGCGACTGGAGAATCAAGTTCTTCTAACCACTGAAGAGACCCGCCTCCTCCTCCCCCGCCAAGCGCACTCCATGCAGCACCTGTGTCCACAACCACTGTTGCAAGGTCTGTCAAATATGCAAGGCGTCCTGCGTTTCCAAAAGCAGGTTTCGCAGCGTCTGTGTAATTCTCAACCCTAGCAGACAGCTGATTAAGAGCAGTGGACAGCGTGCCTTCTGCGGTAACATCTGCGCCAGACACAAGCTGAATAACCCCAGCTGCACCACGGTGTACTCTGATGTTATCAGCTGCGGTTCCAGAGTTACCGAATATCGCTTTTTGGTCATTTTTAATGAGCGCTCTGATCAGCGTGGCGTCATCCAGCATCACCTTGCCAGTGACAGTGTTTAACCAGATCATCCCAGCTGTTGCAGCTGCGCCGTCTGATGTTTTATTCTCTAATTGCGCTTTTTCGAGTTGTCCATAGACTTTCATAATCACTCAATTCCTATTAGTCGCCACGAGCCCGCAGGCAGTGCCGGAGTTACTTCCACTCTTACAGTTGTTGCGCTGATCGCCTTGATCACGCAGTAAACTCTTTCAAAGTCATTTGAGTTATCACACAGCTGCCAAAGTGCATTTCTTGCATCGGTTATTGTCGATGACACCACAATGTCTTTTGTAGTGTCTGTCCCATTCCAAGAAGTGTCTGAAATGAATTTTGATACTCCGGCAACAATCCATGAGCCGCCAGAGTCTAAGTAAATTTTATTGTTGTCCGTTGCAAATACCGCTCTACCTCTATTTGCAGCACTTGCTGATGGGAGCGTGCCTGATGTGTAGTTCTCAAATCTAAATCCCTTGAACTCACCCTTCGTGTAGACATCTTTAATATAATTTGAAGACCCACCGATATCAGTGCCAGACCACGAGCCAGAGAAAGACGCGTTTGTGAATGGGAGTAAGTCGTCTTTGAAGTAAATCTTACCTTTTGTCGCGTGAGCAGTTGACTCGAGAGTCAAAGACTCACTTGCAGCTGTACCGCCTTGAATAGACTGACCGCCGGTCCTTCCAGCAAGCATTACAAATTGCGTGTGTCCTGCGTCTGTAGTAGTGAGTCCAGTTAATTCACTGTGATCAATTTCAGAGTCGGGATGGGATGCGAGCCAAACACCGTTAACCGCATCCCAAAAGAGAGTATCTCCGGCAACAGCGGGTGTAGTCCTGCCGAAGTCTCGATAAGGGGTACTCCTGAGAGCAAGCAAATCAGAAAGAGTTATCTCCGTAGCCCCACCAATAGCACCGGAAATCCAGAGCTTGTTCCAAGCTTTGCCACTCTTACCTAAATCACTTACGTCTGTGACAGTGGGGTACAAAGTGGAACCAGCTTCAATCTGTCCTACGCCGTTTGGAAGGATGTAAATGTATCCATCGGTGTTTGTGGACTGTAGAGTGTTTCCATCGAGTCTTAAATTATCGACATTCAACTGGCCAGTAACAGATACCGTTCCAGTAGACGTGATGCCATCACACACGACAGGAGAGTCTAAGTTGATTACTCCTGTTCCGTTTGCTGAAATGTCTAGGTTACCATTTACATCGGTAACAGATATTGCGTTTCCATCAATTCTTACGTTATCAGAGTCAAGGCGAGTGACCGTTGCATCTCCAGCTCCAAGTGTCCCAGTGGTTACTAAGTCGTTTGCTCCGAAGTCTATAGTTCCAGATGCGGACTCAATACTTCCATCAGAGATCGTGACATCTCCAAAAACACTTCCACTTGCTCCAGTGACTGTTCCTGTGGTTTCTAAATTACTTGCACCAAAATCAATTGTACCGCCAACACAAATAATTGAGCCAACGGAGATGGTAATGTCGCCAAACACACCACTGGCCGTTCCAGTGACATTAGTGCCTGAGATATCTCCGGTTGTGGTGACATCCGTTGACCCGAAGCTAATCAACCCATCGGTGTCTGTTATAGATCCATCAGAGATTGATGTCGTTCCTGCGTGGAAGTTTGAGGAATATGTGTCTTTGAATCTTTTTGAAGAAGTTCCAAGGTCAAAGGTGTTGTCAACGAGAGGTCTTACGTTATCGCCAAATTGAACAAACCCTGAATTGCCTACAGCGTCTCCAGAGTTTGCAAAAAGAGTTAAGTTCTTATTTGCTGTAGCCCCGCCATAAATGGCCTGTCCTGCAAGGTCTCCAGAAAGGTTGGCGTCATCATAGCCTTCCTTTTGGACGTACATGTACTGAGTCTTATTGATTGTCTCAGACAAGATCGCATCAAGTGACCAATCCATGTCATAGCGTTTGGTCCACTGAGAGACGCTATCAATTACCGTGTAAACATATCCTGCGGAGTTACCGTCTCCATCGTCTGTGACTACAGCGTAATCGTTTGCGTTTGGAGTAAGAGGTAGGTCACCTGGAGTAGCAAAGGTTCCAATGTAGTTTGGGTAGATGACTGCGATTAAGTAATCAAGAACGTCTGTTACGACAGAGACGCCAGGGAGTGCTGGATTGGTGTATGTGAAATCGCTTAAGTTATGTCTGAGCGGATGCTGGGAGTGGTTATAAATCGAAAAGCGTGACTTTTCCCATATGCTCATTGATTAGATATCCCAAGAGGAGTCCCACGCGCTCACTTCCTCTTTCATGTTTTCCACGAGAGATTTTGTGAGGACATAGGTGTAAGTTGTTTTAATGCATGGGTCCCCATCATAGGCAGCTGATGGAGCGGTATATGATTCGATCATCCTATCGAAACCGTCGTATTCAAAATGCGCTTTGACGCCTTCTTTTTGTTGAGGACCTAGAAGATCCTGTGCAAATGTGCTCATCCGTAAGCTTCCCCCAGCTAGTGTAATTCTAAACGAGAATTGCTACCTTTCAATGTTTTGTCACACATTTTTTAATGCGAGGCGCGGATGGAGGGGCTTATATTTTCAATAAGTTAGCTGTTGATAAGCCTTTTGAGACGTTTAGTGTTATTTTTACTTATTGTACTATTGGCCAAGACATTGTAACGCAAGACAACAGTAAACAGTAACCAAGACTAGGAGTATGAAATGGCTAAGCACCTCAGAAGCGCTGAAGAGAAGCGCGTAATTTTAGACAAGATCAATAAACAGGTTTCAGATGGGGCATCAATCCATAATGCGATCAAGTCACAAGGAATTGGGATTGCCTCATATTATGATTGGTCCAAAAAATCTAAGACCACACCAAAACAAAAGCAGACCAGAAATAGAAAACCAACAGTGACCACGTTCAGTGTGCCAAACAGCGATTCAAAAAGCATTGTTGTGATTGTTGCAAATATTTCTCAACTGAAGCAAGTCTTAGGCGAGGTGACTCGTGGCTAAGATCATCAGAGTTGTGCATCCAGTACACATGGGCCTTGGACATCATGGTTTAAAACTCATGTTGAAGAAGCTTGTTAAAATAGACGTTACAAAACTAGGCGTAGGAGAGTTTGTAATGTGTCTTAACAAAAAGAAAGACAAGCTTAAGATGATAGGCGGAGGCGGTCATGTGATCGGCTATCTCAATACAGGTCGCAAGATCATGCTTGAGTCTGTTCAGTATATTCCAGATTGCTTTGGCGCAAATGGAATTGATTATGACGAGGCTGTTAGAAAGGCTCTCAATGAGAGGCTTGGGAAATGATCAAAACCAAGCATGACCTAATGGTGATAAAGCACAGCAGGGTTATCACAGATCCATTTCCAGAGCATACAGATTACAAATTCTTTCAAGCTATGAGAAACAAGGTTCAAAAGTTTTTAAACTTAAACCCATTCAACTTAGAAAGGCCAAAACACATCTCAATTCATGAGGCATGGGTCATTGGATACAACAAAGCTTATGCAGAGATAGCCGCAACACTTCCAAACTCGGAGCACTTGAAGGGATTGATCGGATGAATGACTTTTTAGAACTCGCTTTTAATTGCGCACTTGTTTTGATGATGTGGATTGGTGTTGCTGCGATGGGGGCGTTAACCGTTTCTCTTTTTATGGATATTTTAAAATGAAAACTAAACCAAGCGTAGGGGATAGGGTGAGTTTCTACCACACTGGTCCGCAAGAAAGGATTAGAGGAACAGTCACAAGTGTCGATGGCCAATTGTGCAGCATTCGTGCAGACGATGGGTACAACTATAGAGTTAGCATGTTTGAACTGCGCAGACTTAGGAAAGTGCCAAGCAAGGACAAGCAGAGGATTGCGGAGCTTGAAGAACAGCTAAACTTGTCAAAAGAAATAAACAGAAAACTTGCTAACCACAACGCTGATTTGAGCGCGGAGAATGACGTCCTTAAATGGGTGAAACCTTGGGTGAAACCTAGGGAGTTGCTCTATGTTGGCCATGATAGCGATGTTGCTTGCGATATAGAGAGAAGGTTATTTCGTGACAAGAGCGGTGTCCGCCAAATGTGGACTTACATCTCCACCCTAGCTCTGATCAGCACGGAAGAGGTGAAGAAGTGAACAAGATTTTTGGCATTGTGTTTCTGGTGCTCGCGTTGCGTGCATGTATAGATAAACAGGTTGATCAACTTATTTTTAATGACTATAGCGCCACGGCGCAGAAGGAGAGAAGATGTGTAAATGCACACCGGAAGTTAGAACACCGTTTTGCGGCAAGGTCGGCTGCGATGACTGGAATGACAAACGAAGAGGCCAAAATAACCAAGGAGACGATATGTTTGATACACACAAATTGAACGAGCAGGGTTTTGAACAAGTGAAGCAATTTAAAACTGGTCTATCAGAAGCGGTTACAAAGGCCATTGACTTGCTTCCAGAAGGACGCGAGAAGGCCGTGTTCAAGACCAAAATTGAAGAGGCAGTATTTTTTGGCACCAAAGCTATTGCATCCAAAGAAGGTAACTTCACTGAGATTGTTAAATACTGACCTAAGCACGGTCATGACTGAGGCGGCGTGGAAGGACACGCAATGGTAGACGGTACGGCCAAGCCACTAAAAATTGTGATCCGTGGTGGCAGCACATGTCGAATTGTGCCCTCAGTAGTTTTAAAATGGAGAGTTGATGCCGAGTGGGAAGGCGCTGCGCTGTAAACGCAGAGACTACGGTCAAAGGGTGTTCGATTCACTCACTCTCCACCATTTTAAGATTGCGCGTGCCGTTTACTCGGCAGGGCGGATTAACGACCTATTACGACTAATCCGCTTGTTTGGCGACAGCGCAAATAAGGCGGTACTCAAACGAGCGAGAGTAAAGAGCGTAATCGCCGCTCGCCGCCGATTTTAAGTTTGCGCACTCGGAATGCGTAATAAAGAGGCGGTCCCGTTACATCGCGGGCTAAGGTGTTGTACTTTCGGTGGTGATGACTCCGGCATTGACTAGACTTCACAAAACGCCGCCGATTTAAAGGAGAGGTATGAAAACAGACTTTGGAGTAAACCTAAAAAAATTAATGGGGCAACTTGATATGACTCAGGTCGAGTTAGCCAATAAAACAGGGATGACTCCAGCCGCAGTTTCTCAAATTTTAAACAACATCAGAGAACCGAGCGTATCGACTGTCGTTAGAATTTTAATGGTCATACCAGTTAAGTTTGAAAAGCTTGTGACTAAAATATATGACTAAATTTAAAACAGGCCCATGGTCATCACGCCGAATGCACAAGGTAGTGATATTTGAAATAGATGAGCACCACATCTTCGGAAAGATACTGGTAGCGCCAAGGAGATACGCCGCTGCGAAGTGGACACTTGAAGGAAAGTGCTTAGAGCCATCGTCTAATCCTGATTATGATTTGAGGGTTTATGAGCAAGTTTAAAGTTGGAGCGACTAATACACGAGACGGTAGCGAGGCTTTTATTCTTGAGATTGGCGAGCATCGCATTTTTGGGAGAGTGAAAAGCGGTGGTTGGTTTGCGCAGTCGTGGGATTTAAACGGAAAAGAAAACGGCGATCCGAGCAGTGAGTGGGATCTGCTCCCGAACCACGAACCGCTTAGGGCGGAGTTTGAAGAGGTTGTGAAATGGGCGGAGATTTTTGGGGATAAACTCGAAAGCTACACGCGCCATGTTGTAATAGTACCCAATGAGTTTGAAGGTAAGCGCGTGAAGGTTACGCTGGAGGTGTTGGAATGAGCCAAGAAGAGATAGCGAAGCACATAGAAATATACGCCAGACGGCTTGTGCTGATTATTTATTCTGACTCCCGTGCGCATAATTTTGAGAAGGAGATGCTTGTGAAAGATATTCAAAGACTTGCTGCTATGCTGAGATTTACAAAATGAAATACCGAAGCAAGACAGTTGAGGTTGAGGCGGTGCAGGTTACAGACGAAGTCTCATGCGCCAAAATATTAACTTGGTGTGATGAGCACGACTGGTTAGCTGGTTACGCGATTAATTCACACGGAAAATTATTTATTGAAATTGATGATTTGATAAAAAATATTGTCGCAAATGCTGGAGAGTGGGTAGTCAAAGACGGCGACAATTTCAGCGTGTGCAGCGATGATGAATTTAAAAAGAAGTATGAGGCTATTGAGAAATGACACTAGCACAGGCAGTCGAAAAAGTAGGAGTCGGCGGGAAGTTGCACCACATCTTATATGGTCAGTATCGCGTCACTGCAATAGGCGAGTTAAATGTTTTGTTAATTAACAATGATGGGATTGAGCAGTCATGGCAATTAACCGCAGAAGGCTGGTCCCCAGTCCTCTCCAAGAAGCGCGTCGTGCTTCAGGCGTGGCGGAACATGACTACTGGTTTTACCGTTTTTCTTGGCGAGGGTGAGACGTTCAACTCTAAACATGGGTATGTACGCCGCCAAGACATTCCCGACATGATAACCGAAGACGGTAAGTGGGTGTTTGAATGATGACAATTTTTGAATTAAGCGATTTTATTTTCAATATTATAATTTCAACTGCACTTGTGTTTAGCGCGTTGGCGTTTCTGGCATTAATATCTATCGCACTCGTAAAGCTTATTTGGTTTGGGCTAACAAAATTAATATTGGTTTTCTTATGACACTGCGACGAAGTGAAGGAGATGAAGGAATGAACAACCAAGATAAGCTAGAAAAAATAATCGCGCACTACGGACACGAAGAACAGTTGTGGCAATGTGTTGAGGAGTTAACCGAGTGTTCATTGGCGCTTATGCATCACGCGAAAGATAAATATTCAAACCATCATGAAGAGATTGCAGACGCGCTTATCATGCTGGAACAGATGCGGCTCATCTATGGTCCGCGTAACATTGATGCACTGATTGAAATGAAGCTAGATCGAACCATGCAAAGGATTGAAGATGCCAGTAGTGGTTCATAAGATTAAAAAGGTCACAACACAGTTTTTCAGCATGGCATGCAGTGATCATATCATTTCGTCGTGTGGAAAAGATATAAGCTGGTTTGACGAAAAGAAGCGGTCCTACCGATGGAAGAACGTGACCTGCAAAGACTGTTTGAAGATGAGGGAGAAATGACAATAATTGATGCGCTTAAGATAAGTCACGAGGAATGTGATCACGTTAAGTATTGTGTGGATTGTGACCGTTACTATTGCACTGACTGTGGATGCTGGTGTATGCGAGGAGAGTTGAAAAATTCTAAATTATTTTTGGTTCATGCTGATTTAGCGCTGCCAGAACACCCGAAACTTAAAGAAGGTCAACGACTCAGGGTAATTATTGAGGTGATCGAATGATCCAAAAAATTAAGTGCTTCTTTGGGTATCACGACTTCAAGGTAGCAGACGCAATACCTTTGAGGCTTGTGTGATGGCTACAGATAAGCCGAACCTCAGTCGGAACGGTTGCGCAGCAGAGTGAGACGTGTTTGAGCGAGATAGGACATCGAGCGTAGTGGGGAGGGATATGAAAACAGCGACGAAATTGCAGGTACCTTTGAGACGATATGGCGGCAAAGTCTATTTGGCTAAGTGGATTGTGTCCGGTTTTCCTGAGCATCTAACTTATATTGAACCATTCTGCGGGTCAGGAGCTGTGTTTTTTGCCAAAGAGCCCTCTCAGGCCGAGATATTGAACGACATTGAGGGACGTTTGATCGGAGCTTTTGAGCAAATGCGCTCTAGGCCGTTTGAGTTGGCCGCGATGCTTTGGGCCACGCCGTATGCACAGAGAAATTGGCGCGACTTAGCTGATAAATCTGAGATCGAACAGGCGGCTCTTTATATTGCCTCAACTCAGCAATTTTACGCGGGAGCCACGCATACCAGCACGTTCAGCGTGGACGCTGGCCATGCGAACAAAAATAAGGCGCGAGTCTGGGCAGACTGGTTTCAGCGTATTTTGCCAGCAGCAGCGCGTTTGAAAGATGCGCAGCTATTAAACGAAGACGCATTCAAGGTGATAGGTCGCTTTGCGCATCTATCAGATGCTCTCTGGTATGTGGATCCGCCGTATCTAGGGCATGAAACAGAGTACAAGGACAGTGTTTCAATACCTAACCTGGCCGGTGCGCTAAGAGACGTGAAGGGTAAAGTGATATATTCAGGGACCACGGCAGAGGCACCCTACTTTAAAGGTTGGAAGGAAACGCGCCGAACCTATGTAGGGAGAGCGCGGACCGGCGCGCATTCTGAAATGCGAAGCAAGTCATATGAAGAGGTGCTTTATTGCAATTTCGATGCGGTTTTCAAGTGAAGCAGGATGCGAAACGCTATCCCGACCCGTCCCTTATTTTAGCTGTATTCTTTACATCTTTAGATGCACTCACTGTGGAAAAGTTAAGTTCAAAGCATATTAGGCGTCAGTAGTTTCATCAATGCGCTTAGCTTTTTTAATCCCCACACGAAGTAACTCAGCTAAGAACTCAGGCTGTGTGGCTACCATGTGGGCAACAATTCCGATAATCTCCCGCATCTGAGCGATGTTAACTTGCTTTTTGCCCGCTTCGGTCCAGCACAAGCTTAAAATGTGGTCTGCGTATTTCTTCATACCGTGCGCCTAAATGCTGAGTAAGCAATAACCCTGTATGCTGCCATGATCTGCGCTTGGGTGTAATCTCTGTGATTGTTTAAAATATTTAAAGCCTGTTCTTTTGTCATATATCTCCTTATGTGAGCAGACCGTAAGCCCTGAGCGCATCGTACATCTCTTGAATCATCGCTTGCTCTGTCGCGGTGTAGGTTCCTCCAGCTGTAGCTGCACCACTGCTTGCTTGCTGCGCAACAGGTGCTGTGTTGAAGAACCCAATATCTCCATCAAACATCGAATCACCTTCAACATGAAGCTTAAGTCCAGTTGTCGCGATGTCAGAGACATCAACGGTGCCGCCAATCTTAAGCGACCCCTTAAGCCAGTTGTGACAATCAGGCTCAATGTGAAGACCCCATGTGTCTGTGCCTGGGTCACCGAAAGGAAGATCGAACTTAAACGCTTTTAACTTTGTGATCGTCGTGATGCCGTTTGGTATCGCAACAGTTCTACACAAGTTAAGATTGCTGATGGTCCCACCTGTTGATGTGCCATCTAGATTGATCGCGTAAACAGCTGCGTTCATGTAATCAATGGTAGCGCCAGTTTCAGTGCGAACCACACAGGGGAGTGCAAGAGCAGCAAACCCTAATCCAAGAGCACCGCTGGTTGTGATGGAGTTAGCTTGTAACTCAATGAGCATTGCGGTGTTAACCCCAATCGCATCAGCGTTCGCAGTGGTGACACCGTTTAGTGCTACCATTTGTGTCACAAGTCCATGAAGCGATTGTGGGTTACCGCCTCCATCGACAGGATTTGTTGTATAAAATGCGCTCAACTGCCCGATTGATAACCCGCCAGTGAACGTAAGCGCTCCATCAATGCTCACGTCTCCAGTGACACTTAGCGCTTTTACGTTCGTTCCTGTGACGTTGCTGACATTAATTACAACAGCATCAAAGTTGTCGATTGCGTCTACGGTAGGATTGATGTTGACCATCGAAGCGTAGCCTGTGTCGAATGTGCCAAGGTCAGGCGATATCGCAACGCCAGTGAACCCAGCATTACCAGTGAAAACTGGAATCGTAGGATTAACTCCAAGTCCCAAATAACCGCTGTTGTTTTTGATCTCTGCTATGATTGGACTTGCAATAAAAGAGCTATAACCAGGGACCGCGCAAGCAAAGTTTGCAAAGTCATAAAACGCATTTACCGAAGACCCGCTGTTCATCACAACGCCATCTTCTACGCTTAACTGAAACCCAAACCCTTGGATCTGGCCAACGAGAGTCACGTTGTCTTTGATATTTCCAAACGCAAAATAGTAACCAACACCCTTACTACTGATGGCGTCAGTTCCATTGCCTAGCTCAGCGTAGTTTGAAATGAAGTTGACAGTGCCTACATCGCCAGTTCCGATGTGCTTAATCGTGTTGCCGAAAAGATTTACAGCTTTGCCGTTTGTCCCGAGTTGAAACCCAGTGAGGTCGTTGTCAATCTCAAGGAATGTACTTCTAAATGTATAGGTGTCGTCAGGTGAGTTTTGCAGTGGGTTTAGAGACGCGTACATGCTGTCTAAGTTGTACCCGCCTGTTAAGTTGTTTGGCTCAACAGCTAGAGTAACGCTAGCACCGCCGAAACTATTGATATCCCACTCAGGAATAACCCCAAGAACAGAAAGACTATCAAAACCGACAAACTTACTTGTGCCAAAAATTTCATCTTGTTTTCCATCCAGTGCAGTTTGTGTGGCTGTGGATATGGGCTTGTTTAAATCAGAGGTATTGTCTGCGTTGCCAAGTCCAATATCAGACTTGTTTAACGTGACCACTCCAGTCTGTCCATTTACACTATCCACTCCGCCTGGAGGTCCTGGCACTCCGCCTGAGACTGGAATTTCAATATAACCCATAAACAAGTCCTCTTAATTAAAAAGGGTGCGTGCTTTTCATCCGTGAAAAAACACACACCCTTAATCTATATCAGATATTATCCAACGTAGCTAATGCCGTGAATGATGCCCATGTGGGAAGGCTTTGCAACAACGAGGTCACCATAGAATTTGGTGTCAATGATGTGCTTGTAGCCTGAAGTCGTTCTAATGGTGTAGAACTCGTCTCCATCTGGGTTCTTTTGGCGATCAAAAAACTTGTCGCCGTGGAAATCAAGAGCACTCCAGTCCATGATGCCCATGAAATCATCTGCCATGTCGCGCACAGCAGTAATTGTCATGTCACCTTCAGATCCAGAGAGCATCAAGCTTCTGAAACCATAACCAGACTTCTTGTCATTGACAGTGAAACGTCTGTTGGTCTCAAGATCCTTTGCAGCATTCTTGAAATGCTTAAACGAGCAAATGATCTCAGTTGGGTTACCCTTTCCAAGAGACACAGTATCGTAGTAGAAATCGTACATTTTGCTGAGTACGTTCGTAGCACTGATACCAGAGCCGTCATGGTTAAGAGCTTGCAAGTATTGGTAGGTTGTTTTTGTTTGACCAAAAAGCGACGCAGACCCACCATTTGCAGCACTCAAAAGCTGAGATTTCAACGATGTGAAACCAGAAGTCTGTGCATCTGGGAGATATACCTTTGCAGCTTGGGCAACGGTGTATGGAGAAAGATCGACAGGTGTAGCACCGCCACGAGCAGTCACAAGAGTGATTGTCTTTGGGGTGTTAATGCTGATCTCGCTTACATATCCAGTGATAGGAGCACTATTGCCGTCATCGACAACAACTTTCTCACCACGAGAGAAACGCTCAGGGTGATCAACACCCAAAACGCCGCCCACAGTTCCATCAATCGTTGCGACAGCAATAGAGCCGTCTCCAAGGAGTGACAAACTTACTCGCTCAGTCATACGTCCGATGAACTGATTGATCTTGCCAGGTAAGAGCGAAAGGTATGAAGCTTCCATGTCACCGTGACGATCCAAGTCCTTTTGGTTGAAAACCATGGTTCCCCATAGTTCGGGTTGAGCAGTGATAAGACCCATCACATACTCGCCTTCAGCGATGTCTGACTCAGAAGTCAGTGCGCCAAAGTTCAAGCTCGAAGCTTCTCCGCCTTCAAATGGAACCTCCATAGTTCCGCCCTTCCAGCCTTTTTTCCTGTTAACTTTGTTCCAGAAGTAATTGCGCTTCTTCATTTCTTCGACCAAAAGCTCAAAAGGCATATACCTTTTCAGCATTGCATTAAAATTAGCAGTAGTTGCCATGATTCATCCTTTGTTTGTTATGATCCAAACTTCTCGTTAAAGATTCTGTTCAGATCATCAATTGAAGTTATTGTCTTCTCCATGGGAGAAGTAGATTTACCGTGTACATTAGGGATCGTTTGCGTCTTTCCCCTTTGTTGCGTGATCGCCTGAACTGGAGTCAAAGCCTGTGATGGGGCTTGTTGACTTAAGAAAGGTCGATACTTCGCAAGGACTGCATTTAAGGCATCCTCAACTGGAATGTCCTGTCCAGTGAGATGGAATTGAGAGAGGCCGTACTGAATGACTTCATTCTTAATCGAACTTGGCGTAGGTAACGATTTAAGTTTGGAATCAATCTGAGATACAACGTCACTGTTTTGACCAAGTGCTTGGTCTAATTCAAAAGTTCTCTGCTTAACATTCATCTGTTCAATCATGGCTTGTGATTGTTCAAATTGTTCATGCATTAACTGTTGTTGTCGTTTTAACTGTGATCGTTCCTCGAGTGCTTGGCGATGCTCTTGAGGAAGCTCTTGTTCATCTAACTTACTTTTAACATACTTAAAAAGTGTCTCATGGTTTAACCCAATTGAGCCAAAGAAATTATCTAAATCTCCGCCCTTAAGGTATCCCTCTAACTGGCCAATGGACTTTGTAACATTGTCGTACTTACCTTTGTACTCGTTGAAACCAGTCTTAGCCTTATCGTAACTTTGTTTGATGCGATCAAGGCCATGTGCCTTCTCATACATCTCTCTAATCTTTTTCTCGGTGTCAGCGTCTTTGATGACAGGTCTGATGAAATCATCAAACTCTTTTTCTGCGCCATCTACCTTGTACTTGTAGCTTGCAGCGTATGCTACGGCATCAGCTACATCGGCGGGAGTGTCAGTAACGGGCGCAGGGGCGCTACTATTAGTAGAGTCGGTTTCAACTCCGGCCCCTGCGTTAGGCTCAGTGGTAGAGCCTACTTCTGTTGTTTCAATCGTGTCGTTCTCAAATCCTTGAACTTCGCTCATCTTATATCTTTCACGCCACTGGCATAGCGGCCTGTATATCCTGAAGCGATGGAGGCACTTGATTTGCTCCAATCACATCGGGCTGGTATTGTTCAGTCATCCCTGCAATTCCAGCAATCGCAGTTTGTTGTAACCCCTCCAAGCCGCTTTGAGTAATGCCTTGGTCCTCAAGCTTCTTCATCAACCACTGTAGAGCTTCATATGGAATCTTCGCACGCTTTGGTTTCGCGTCAGCAGAGTTTGTGTCGTTAACATAAAAGTCTGCGCCAACAAGCGCTCCTCCTGTAGGTATCCATCCCATCTTTGCTTTTTCTATCTTTGCAATCTCTTCAGCTTCAAACTTCTGATGCTCTGTAACCTTTTGTGCGTACATCGACTGAATGTTTTGATCTAAGAATTTAAAATCTGGCATCTTCTTACGATTGATCAATTTCTTGATCATGTACTTATGATTCTCGTCTGGCTCAGCTGGACGATTCTCGCCCCTGTCCATAGCTAAGATGTCATTTTTAGCGTTATCGTAATCAAGAGTCATCTCTTGGAACGCCTCTTCGCGATTTCCATATGGCATTGCTCTGATCATGCGACCAATGTCGTCTTTATCAAGATTCTTACCTGCGTACTGAAGCACCTGACTGATCGCAAGCATCTTACCGATCTTACTCTCAGCATCGTCAGTCTGTGGCTCTACCATCACTTGATAGTTAAGCGGTGTTGAGTTTTTAAATTCAGCAATGTTTACAACTTCATTCCTGCTCACAGCGGGGATAATGTTTGCGTCGGTATAATAAATCTTTGCAATCTTAAGAGACACTTCGCACACATCAATTAAGAATTGTTCAAACTTAAGTGCGTGCCAAGAGAAGTTCTTCTTATTACGAAGAGACTGATGAAGTAGAGTGTATGCGTCCAGCTGTGCACCTGGCTTCTCTAAATCCTCTCCAACGTTTGCAACACTGTACATCTCAGCAATCTGAGCTTGCATGTAAGAAAGGTATTGCTCGCCTGAACGTCCACTTAGAATTTGGGGGGGAGCGCCCTGGTATTGAATGGCACGCAATCCTGGCAGCTGGCCCCCTGGCGCGACTTTAGTCCCTGATTGAATCAAGAGCTTGTCCTCGCCTATTGTAGATTGTGTTGTCGCAATAGAGCTTGCACACCGATTAATCTCTACTTGATATGGCCTTAATTGCTTGATGATTGATCTGTAGCGCGGAGAAGTAGGAACAGAATCGAAACCAGCGTGCAGGATGGGAAACACCCCTCCTGGGAGTGCGCCATCCCATAACTTAACAGAGTTTGTAGAGATGCAGAAATACCCCTCGGGGTATTCAATACACGGTTTGAAGTAAAACTCTCGAAGCATCACTTGGTCTTTGCTGCTTTGCTTGAAAGATGAAGAGGCTCCATCAAAGATGTGATAAGTCTCGTCAGCACCCTGACTGATCTTATCAATCTTGTCTTCAGCATCAGGCATAGACTTCATCATTCGCTTCAAATCATCAACAGCGACCATCTTTCGAAGACAAATGAATCTGCTCTCATCGAGATTAGACGCTTCTGGCGCTCTTAAAACATTGAACCCAAAATAGCGCTCAAACATGATGTCGCCAGAGAATACAGGCTTACTCTCGTCATCTTGCATGACGGGCTCACCTGTGACTGGATCAACCAAGGGCTGGCCTGTTGCAAGATCAATTGCAGGAACCTGCTCAAACCCAACCATCTCGCCTGCGGATGGATCAAAGAACACTTTGCAGTACGTCTCACCGATGTTGACGTAATCCTCTAAATGCTCACGAAACCTTTTGTTAAGCTTGTGGCGATGCTTTAAGTCCTGCCAAACAGACTTGTTAAGCTCTGCTGCTTTTTGGTCCTGAAGCTCTTGCTCATTTTTAGCAGAGACTGTTACGCCAGGAGCGTATGTGGAAATGTTGTTGATTAAAGTCTTTGTGATCTTTTGGATGTGGTTCTTTGTGACTCTGATCTTGGTTTCTGTTGAGATGTTTTTCTCATCCCTGAGTCTCTTCCAAAACCGTGACCCCTTTTTAGTGTAGTGATCACCTACAACGAGAAGCACGTTACTTCTCATCTCAGAGAATAAAGATGAATCAATACTGTCCGCTTCAACGTAAAGCTTATTCAGGTCCGCCAGCTTCATCTACAATTGCCTCATCCTCTAGCTCACCTTGAGCTAAAAGCTGCTCATATCCAACAGGGTCCTCTAACAGCATCCTTGCGAGCAGCTCATCCTTGTGATTTGACTCTATCTCATCCATTGCACTCGATGTTGCTTCATCACCTTGCCACTTCATGTCGCTTAAACCGCAATCAGTCATCGGTGCAGGTACTTCTTCTTTTTTCCCATACTCAATCAACATCGTGCCAAGTGTAAAGCGATAAACCCCATGCTCTGCACACGTTCTTATGATACTGCATATCTCTTTAGCGTTAAGATTTTTCTCATCCATGCTCATACATCCATCAACTCGTTCCATGATTCAATCTCGTCTTCTATGAGAAACTCTGCACCTTCCGAGTCCTCATGCTTGTTACGTTTAAAGTTTCTCTCTCTCTCTGTCAGGCCATCTTCTGTTTGTTTTACTACTCTCTCAGCTTTAGTCTCGCCAGCAATCCCAGGCCAATCCCATGGTATCCTTGTCGCGCAGTAGCGCACGCTGTCAATGGAGTCGTCTACAGCTTTGTTTTTCGGAGTGTCTCTCCTTAAGTTCTCAAACTCATCTCCGATAGGTTGACACTCCTCGATGTCGTCAATCGCAAGAGCACCGTTCTTAAATAGCGTATTCAAGTGCTGCTCACCTGTGTCGTGACTCTTGTCAGCAGGAGTGAAACTCTCACCACTCCTTGATGCGAGAGTGTGAAAGTCTTTTGCGTGCCAGTCATAACACTGCATCGTGAAGTTAAGATTTCCCTTCATCTCCTTGAACTTTGTTAAAATATCGCCAGCTGTAGTGAGTTCCCCCTTCCCCCTCCAGTGCTTAAACACACGTCCATACCTAAAGTCAGGTCTCACAGCGATGAAAGAGATCGCCCCAGGATGTCCGTTGCCCCCCCCTCCAACGTCAACACCTGCATACAAATGCCAATCAGCTGGCGGTGGGCCTGTAGGCTTCTTGTAATTGTAGTCTCGATCAAAGCTTGCGTACTTGAGCGAACTCTTGCTCATAATGAAGCGACCAAATACACGCCTCTGTACCTCGTCGTCATTCTGACAACTATTAATCACTCGCTGAATACGCTCATTAGTCCATATAGAGTCGGTGCCATCGGTGTACTTCTGACAATCATACATGCTCACTTGTCTCTTAAACGCATGTACCATCTTCTCGCCAGGACCACGCTTCTCCATCACGTCATGCCAAAACTTCTGGCTAAGTGTTGGAGTAAACACTCCACTCAAATATCCATCCGTTGCTGCACGCCTAAAACTAAGCTCATCAAACAGATTCATCGGTAACTCTTCATCAAACGCAATATAATCAGCTGTTCCTGCTTGAAGAGTCGTAGGATCTTGCATGTATGTCTTAAAATAAATACTCACCTGTGTGTTGAAATGAATCGCAAAGATATGTCCCTGCCTCTTCTCTATCTTCCATCCATACTGCTCATGCTCCTTAAACTCTCCTCGAGGCAAAAACTCCATCTCCCATTTCTTCAACACCTCAATGTCAATGATGTCTCGAGATGGCATACAATACCAAAACTGGTAAGGCCGTCTGGTTGGGAAAAGATACTTCCAAATCTTTGGCTCCGTTGCCCAGTGAATAACGCGTCTTATTTGTGTAGAGCTTTTTGATACCTGATTAGCAGCTGTTAGAAACGCATCCTTCTCAATAGCGTTGAAGAAATCAAGCGCCCATGGATACCACTTGAAACCATATAAATGTGGTAACCCATCCTTCAGTTTAATCTTATGCTCTAACTCCTGAATGTACTGTAACTTCTGTTGTACACTCTGACCCTTCATCTTACTCACGTCTCACCAAGCTTGCTCTCTAGCTCCTTAACCTTCAAATCCACATCAGAGTAATCGTGCGTGATTGGCGCAACTCCAAGTACACTCGCATCCTTTGTAAGACTTATGCTCATACTCTTTTGAACCGTTGCTCCTCTCACTCGCTCATCTAAATACTTGATCGCACTGAGCACCACATTCGCATTCTTTGGGTTCTTCACGTCAAGCTCCATTATCTCTTGTAACCTTCCAAGACCACGGTGAAGTAACTGCTCTAACTGTGATGCGTAATCAGCTGGTCTACACACCAAATATGCCATGTGCATTTCACTGTTTATAAACTCATGGTAAAAATACGCCTTACCACATATCCCTCCAAACACCCTTGTCACACTCATCATCCTATTCTGATCAATAGCTGCATCATACTCACGCCAAAATGATAACCGTAACCTCTCATCGGTAGGTGTAGGTGCTAACCCCTTCACACGCATCTTGTTTAATAACCTATCCTCGCTGTCTCCTACATACGTCGCAGGTAACGCTCTGATCGCTTCGCTCAGTCTCTTAGGAGTCCGGTTAACGAGAGAGTTAGGGTCAGCGTCGTCATGCAAACGTAACTCTTCTGCTAGTAACTTTGCCTCCCAGATGCGCACCACAGGATTAACCTTCTTAGACGCCACAGCTTCCACAACCTCAACAGGTGCCTCATCTACTTTTTCAACCTCACTTATCTCACTCTTCGGTAACTCGCTCTCCTCCATCATTCGTTGCTACCTCCTTACTCTCGTCTACACACTGAGCTATCGTCTCCCACTTCTCCTCAATACGCTCACTCTCAAGGCGTAACTTGTTCTCAAGCGTTCGCTTCTCTCTCTCCTCTCTCATCACCCTAACGTGCTCTTGCCACTGATAACGTGCTCTACCTCTGTTCGAGGGACGCTTGCCTGGGAGGCTAGCTCTGTAATCTGATAACCGTCCATCCTTCTCAACCAAATCGCGTACTACACTCGGACTCACGTCAAGCAATCGCGCAGAGAGAACCTTGTTACCTCCTGTGAAGATCAACATAGACCTCACAGACATCACTTTTATATCGTTCAACGTCAAATCAGGCTGCCAACTCCATTTCATTTATTGCTCCTTGTGCGTCAGTGTGGGCGC